GATCTTCGCCGAGGCTCGTATGCCCGGCATGACTCTCCGCAGCGCGGTACTGGCTCACGCTGCGGACTACGGTATCAAGAACCCCGAGCTGCTGTTCCCGGACGCCACCAACCTGGACCCGGAGCCGCAGCGCATCATGCGCGAGAACTCCTGGGTCTCCAGGGTTCTCCAGGGCTCGAAGCACACGCCGTTCTCCCGTGTCAAGACACAGTGGTCCAACCTGACCGCTGACGAGCTGCGGGCCAAGGGCTACGTCAAGGCCAGCCGGAAGAAGGACGTTGTCTACGAGGTCGCCAACCGGAAGACCGAGCCGACGACTGTCTATAACAAGACCAAGATCGACCGTGACGATGTCCTCGACATCACCACGTTCAACG